CCTATGGAAGACTTGTAGATTTGAATAATATGGACTATTCATTTGCCTTACGACTAGATAGACTGTATGATTAATGGGGTTGTGGTTTCAATAAATCTATTAAAAAATTAAATTGATATGGAGTTACAATTAATTCCTTATCATTAATCTCTCCAGTGTAAAAATGATAAAGTTTGTCACCAATATGAATCCATTCTCTTCCATATTTACTTGTATTTAAGCTAAGTTCTAGATTCAATGAATCATCTTTCGATAATGAAAAACTATTTCCTGAGTTATCTTTTAACAACATTTTATTAAAATATCGTTTATTTATTAAATATATTTATACTATATATATTAATGAGAGCATTTGAATCAAAAAATCCAGAAATATCATCAAGTGAACGGACTAAAAATGTAAAATCAAAAACAATTTTTAAAACTATGAGAACACGCGCTAGAGAGTGCAATGGAATAGGTAAAAATTACACAGGAACTATGATATTCGGTAGTGGTCAAGGAACTAATGGTCAAGTAACCAATTACAGAAGTTATGACCTAGCAAATACTATGGCACGAGGTGCCGCTCTTGTATGGGATAACTGCTGTCAAGGCATCACAGGCCAGTTTGGTAATCCAGAGAAGCAGTTTGAAGGATGGAATGCAAATGGTATTGAATACACATCTCCAGGGGCTCCAACTAATATAGTTATCACCGTGCCCGCCGGCGGCGTTCCGCCAGCATCATTGCCTACGGGAGCTTCAGGACTTTGGATAGATTCAGAAAATGTTTTATTTGGAACAAAAGATGATTGTAATTTAGATAAATTTTTAAATTTTTATGGAGTAACTGGTGCTTATCAATTTCAAAAAGGTAACAATACACGAAACAATTATATGGTTGGGTATCAACAAATAGGTGGAAATAAAAACCGAAATACACCGTGGTTACTATATAGCGCAAGTGGAGCTGCTGGAGCAACTTGCTGTAAAGCTTAGGGATCTCTTGTCTAAATAATAATAATAAAATTTATATTATTATCATTTATATATGAATATCTTCAGTAAAAAAAATCCTAAGCTATCATCTAGTGATAGAACATCTAATGTAAAAGCTAAAAATATTTATCGTCATATGCTGGGTGTTGCTAATAATTGCACAGGATCAGGAGCTAACTTTACCGGGACGGTCCGTTTTGATATTTGTGGTAATATTATAAATTTTAGAAACTACGAATTAGCAAGAAATATGGCAAAAGGTTCTGCTCTTATCTCTGATTGTAATTGCAATGGAATGTCTGAACCAGGAGGTCCTGAAACGTGGAATGCTAATGGAACTGTAATGAATGTAGGCGAGTTACCATCAGGTCCTCTTGCTAATGGTGCTAATTCTATGGCATATTTATCTAATAATTCTGGTTGGATACCAGATAGATTAGATAATGATGGTGGAGTGGGCCCTACTGATGCACCGGGTGGAACATTAGATGGCTCCGGTGTTTGGATTGATCCAAACAATAATTTATTTGGCAAATTTGGAGAATGTTCTGTGGATAAATTTTTAACTTATGTTGGCTTAACAGGCAGCGCTCTTGATTTAAAAGGAAATGATACTAAAAAAAACTATCTTTTTAATTATGCCCCAATAGGAAGTGGTATAAGCACAAAAGCAGGAGTAGGACGCTCTTTAAGACCTCTTTATACAACACCAGCAGGTATTACAGGAGCTTGTTGCACAGATGATAAGTATAGTTGGAAAATAGCAAAAATAGGATCAAAAGCGTGGGCTGATGTTACAATGTCAAGTGATGGCATTAAAATATTTGCACCAGCTTCAAACTCTTTTATATTCATATCTGAAGATAGTGGTATAACCTGGAGACAAACAGCTATTAGCACCGCGTGGAATAGTATATCAGCGTCATCAGATGGAACAAAACTCATTGCAAATAATGGAACAGTTGGAGGATTTCAAGGTGTTATTTTTTATTCATTGGATATGGGAGATACGTGGAATTCATCGTCAACGCCACAAGCTGGTGGTGCTTTCCAACAAATTACTTCATCAAATGATGGACAATATGCTATCGTTGCAAGATCGCCGACAAGCAATTCCACAAATAGTATAGTGGTTCGAACAACAAATTTTGGACAAAATTGGTCCAATGTAAATAATTTATCATCATCAAACACAGAATGGTATAGTGTTGCTAGTAGTGGGAGTGGACAAATAGCTTATATAGGACAACGTAGCAACAACACTGCTACTCCTATGTATAAATCAACCAATTATGGACAAAATTGGTCTTTAATAGGGGCGGCTACAGGAATACCCATATCTAGTGCTATAAAATGGTATGGTATTGCTTGTTCTGATGATGGTTCAGTTGTTTATGCTGCTGATAATAGCACAAATCAAAACGGTGGTAGAATATACAGATCAGGAGATGGTGGGGCAAATTGGGTTGTATGCCCTGGATCTCCACAAGAAAACTGGTTAGCTATTGCTTGTTCTGCTAATGGGAGAAGTATTATTGCAAGTTCGGGCCCAACAAATGGTGATATATGGACATCAGATAATTTTGGTGAAACCTGGACATTAAATAATCTTCCAGGTAGTATTGGATACTGGAGAGGTGTAGCTATTTCTGCTGATGGAAAAAGAAAAAGTGCTGTTGATGCTGGTTCGCTTCCCGGACCTTCTGGAGGAAAATTATATGTTTTTAATGAATTTAGTGAATCTTATTATCAGTAAAATTGATTTAAATTATATTTTAATTGTTATTATAAATTAAAATGTCTTTTAAAATGGCAATAATTGTTAACTCTGATTTAAATATGAGTAAAGGAAAAATTGTTGCTCAAACAGGGCACGCAATGGTTGAAGCAACGATTAAAGCATATACTCAAACTACTAACTTTTACAAATGGCAAACAGATGGAGAAACTATTATAGCAGTAAAAGCAAATCTTAAAACATTGCAAACCGTTTGTGGAATAGCGGAAAGAAAAGGTATTCATTCTGGATATGTAGTTGATGCTGGTAGAACAGAAGTCGCACCAGGTAGTATTACAGTAGGTTATGTAGGACCTGATAAAACAGATAAAATAGATAAATTGGTAGGACAATTAAAATTGCTTTAATTTAATTGTATTTAAGAATATATCAGATGTATATATAAATGGGTGCAGGTATATTACCAGTTACAGTGCATAAAAATAAGATTTATTTTTTATATGGACGAGAAAGTGTTGATACTTCAAGTAAATATGAAAAAGGTAAATGGAGTGATTTTGGAGGTGGAAGAGAGAAAGGTGAGTCTGCTCGAAAAACTGCTGAAAGAGAAGGTTGGGAAGAAACAGCAGGAATTCTAGGGAATAAACAAGATATAAAAAATTTAATTAAAAGAAATTTATTGGATAAAATAGTTTATAATGACGGAAAAGGAACATATACTGTTTTTTTAGTATTAATACCTTATGATAAGACATTACCATACAAACTTAGAAAAATATATAAAAATGCTTTAAAAAATGAACCAGAAAAAGTGTTCGCTCATAACGGCCTTTATGAAAAAGATAAAGCAGAATGGATACCATTAGATAAACTTAAATCACGAATTCATACATTTAGAAGGTGGTATAAACCTATAGTCTATAAGACTATCGCATTATTTAATTAGTTAATTTTGATAAAATAAAATACTTGATTTTATCAAAATGTCTATTAAAACAATAGTAATTAACAATTATCCTCAAACATTTAATGTGCCAAACGAGTATAAAATACAATATGGCGAGGTCTCTACAGATTTTCGTTTAATAAAAAATATATTAGATTTGATTCCTATACCTAAATTTTGTAATCCGCAATCAAGATGGTTAGATCCTTGTTGTGGAAGAGGATACTTTATGATGTATTTATACAAAAAACTATTTGAGGGGTTAAAATTTATTTTTCCAGATGAAAACGAGAGACATACACATATCATCGAAAATATGCTGTTTATGATAGAATTAAATGGAGATTATATACCAGAATTGCGCAGCATTTTCGGTAAAAATGCTAATATTTTTCACGAAGATTATCTTGCCATAGAAAGAAAAGGATTTGATTTTATTATTGGAAATCCTCCTTTTAATGTTGGTGGATTGGTAAAAGTTCCAACGAATAAAGCTATTGATAAACGAGGAGATGGTAAATCTGTATGGATGCATTTTGTAAACAAATCTATAAATTCATTATGTAGTAAAGGAACTCTTGCTATGATTACACCATCAATATGGTTAAAACGTGATCATCCAATGCATAAAGTTATCACACAATATCATATCAAAAAACTGCATACATTAACTGGTAATGAAACAAATAGAATTTTTCACGGATATGCTCAAACTCCTACTTGTTATTTTACATTAGTAAAAATTCGTAATAGAAAACATACAGCAAATCTCTATGATAAAACATTTCATAAATACATAAAATTCAAAATCGATACATCTATACCTTTATGTGGCGCATCCATTCTAATGAAATTAAAAAATCATTTACAAAAATTTGGACCTGTAATTGTTAAAAAAACAAATATGCCTCATCCTTCAATAAATTTTTCAGATACTGTGAGCGAAATATTTCCTCATAAAAATATTAAAACTTGCCATATAAAAAATAAAACAACACCAAATCTAGTAATTAATTATAGTAACAAATCTTGTGTATTTGCGAATACAAAAAAACTTGTATTGGCGCATAAAATGCACGGATTTCCTTACTATGATATTGGTGGTAATTTTGGCATTTCCAACAGAGATAATTATATAATACAGGGTAAAACAGACAGGGAATTTCGAATTTTAAAAGCTTATCTCTCTACAAGACTTGTATTATTTCTTTTTTCAACAACAAGATATCGTATGAAATATCTGGAAAAGTATATTTTTGAAATGATTCCAGATATATCTAATGATACTGATGTAGAGCCTGAACAAATAAATGAAAAATGGATTTCAGATTATTTTGGATTGGAAGAAATAGAGAGATTAGTAATTAAAAATCACTCTAAAAGACATTATTTACCGTTTCCTTGATTTTTTACGTCTTCTTCTTCTCTTCTTTTTAATTGTCTTTTTGTGCTTGTGTTTGCTTTTACGAGTTTTTCGTTTTTTCTTTCGTTTACTTTTTCTTGTTTTTCTTTTTCCACCCCCATAACCATTATTTTGCCCCATCTTCTCGGCTACCTCACCTACTAAATCAAGACAACCTTGAGGTCCCAAACAAGCTCCTGTCACTGCTCCGAGAGCCGCTCCTGCTGGCACTGCTGCTGCCATAAGAGATGCTTTTTCTTCTTCTGACATTTCTGGAGCATTATCATTTCCTGCCATGCCTAATGCACATATGCAACCTGCACAAGCGCCAACTCCTGCCCCTAAAACTGCACCAGCTCCTGTTTCAGCTGTTTTAGCGCAACACGCCGCACAAGTTTTTCCTGATGGCATTACTTGTCGAATAGGCCCAGCAGCTCGTCTCATTGTTGCAACAACAGGGGCAGTAAAATTTCTAATTTCCTGAATAGCGCGTGTATACCACGCTGGTTGCTGTTGTAACCAGTCTCTAACAATTTGTGCATTAGGATATCTTCTCACAAATTGTCTTATTTCTTCCCGAATGTCATTAGCTGGTTCTAAATCATCTACAGTCGCTAGATTTCTCGTTGTTGGACTCCTTCCTGTTTGATTAAGCCATCTTGTTATATTTACTCTCTCAAAAGCTCCGGGTGACAATTCACCACTTATTCTGACTGGATCTACTAAAAGTTCTCCCGAAATAGGACCATATAAATCGTGTTGAGTTGCATATTCGTCAGCTCTTGAATTGTTAGTCGCATTATTTTTATTAGCCCCAGTAAATGCGTGTCTTCTCCTTCTTAATCCATTTCTACTCATATAATATATATTTAGATTTTAACTATATATTACTATCTTTTTTTGGTGTGTTTTTTCTTTTTTGATTTGCTTTTCTTTCTACGCGTTTTTCTTGTTTTTTTTCTTCTACCACCATTTATTTTCTGTTTTTTTGGTTTTAATAGTTTTTTAGTTCCTACTATAGCTGCACCACACGCAGCTCCAACACAAGCACCTTTAATTCCACCTAGTTTGGCTCCTAATGTTGTCGCGCCTAAAATACAAGCAGCATTTGTAGAATCAGGTTTACATACAGGTGTATTTTCATCTTGATATTGTGATGTTGCTTGTGGTCTTCTTCTCCTTCTTCGTCTAAGTTGATTTTTAGGTGTATATCCTGGGCGATAAATTTGGCCAAAAACATATTGCATATAGCTGCTTTGGTGTGCTAAGTGCGAATTTCTGGCTATTATTCCTCTAGTTCTAGCAACATTGCCACTTGCTAATCTCTGCTTCCTTCTTCTTCTTGTTGTTGCTCCCCAACCATCATCC